TGAATTCACTCGCGCAGAAATGTGCTCCATCATCCACGTACTTACCATGGACGATGGGGAAGTAATGGATGTTTTTTTTAATCAAAAAGTTTCCTAAAAGAAACAAAAGGAGAACACTATGACGAAGAGAGAACTTATCCGGGCTGAAATTAATCTTAAAAGCCGCTGGAGTCAAGCAATCTATCAGCAACAGCTCGCCAAAGAAAAACCGGAAAGAAAAGAAATCGCTGAAGAAGCGGCAAACGTTGCACTGGGCTACATGTACGCTATCGCAGATATCCTGCAAGTCACTAAAGGCGTATCGAATGCCGACAGCATCGTCCGCGCATGGGCCGATGAAGTTGAAGAAAAAGAAGGAGCAGTCCTGGAATGAGAAAACCAAAACTGGTTATGGAATTAGGCTACGATAGCACCGGAAAAACATTCTGGACAATATCTAGCCCTAAAGGCGGCGAATTGAGCCTAAATGAAATTGCCAATACGTTCGTCAACATGAACGGCGGCGGGATCTATGCCGTCATTCTGAACTGCAACGGTGGCGAACAGTTCGATAAAATCAGCCGCGTAGATGTCTATGACATCTTTGATTTAATAGACCAAGTTATCCGGATGGTTTAGAAGAGGTGACTGTAAATGACAAAGAACGAAAAAGCGCATCTCGAAGCAAACTACAAAATGCATGTAGAACACATGCTGAAAGCGGAAGATGCTGCCAAGAAGAATCCCGGCGACAAAGAACTGGAATACGCGGTAATCGCTCATAGAAATATTGTTTTTGGCTATGGTGATGCGGCCGTTACGGTCCTGATGATGAGCGTCGACGAAGACGAAGCCCAGAAGATGGTTGCCATGTGGGGCAAGGAAGCCACGGATGACTATAAGAGGGGTAAGAGCAAATGATGATAACACCCGATGAAGAATCAGCCCGCTTGCTCAACACTATCTGCAACCGGCGGGAATACACGACAGCGGACTTCATCGCCGCCGCTGAAAAGAACTTTAAAGCCCTCTGGGCCGAATCCGTCGAAGAATCGGACCCGGGCACGGCAAAGGCCATCCAAGTCCAGGCATCGAAAGTAGCGCTGACGTATTTCATCGCGCTGACGCGGAATTGGATGGATGAAGTGGAATCCGATCTGAACAGCAGAAGGAGGTGAAACCGAATGACCGATAAAGAACGACGCAACAAGTTGAAAGCCCTGATTTACCTCGAACGGGCGCTGGCATTGGATGAGAAACATTTTTTCTTCCAACTGATCGACGATGAAACTATACACGTCACAGACATCGAAAGCGGCAATTCGCGGCTTGTAAATGTGGCCTGTGACAACATCCCGGCGATGCTCTATGACATCTTAAAGCAAGCCGGGGCATGGATTATGTAAAGGAGAGAACAACATGAAAGCAGTAGCAAATATCGAACCGACGCGCTACAGTATCTCACTGCTGAACGACGACGGCCAGAAGCTCTACACATGGCATACGCGCCTGATCCAAGACAGCGACGGCGTGGAATCCTATAAAATCGTCCGCAAAGAAACACGGTCCTATGAAGACGTCCTGCTTGATTACGGCATCGACGATGAAGAACTTATCCTGTCGCTGGAAGCCTTGGAATCCTCGGCGAACGACGCCATGGAAGCGTTATTCTTACAGACAGGGGGCGGGTACTGATGAGAAAAGGTAAGAAACGGGGAATCCCCGGCGCGGCCATTGCAGCCGTCGCGATTGCCCTCAGCCTGGGCTGGTTCATCAACCGGCCCGCCGATGTCAGCGCCGCAGAAATCAAGGCGGACCCGGCGGAAGTACACGTTGTCGAATCGGGGGAAAACCTCTGGGACATCTGCCGTCCGCTGGCCGATGCGCGCGGTATGGACATCCGGGAAGTGCTGTATCTGGTCAGTGTCAACAACGGCCTCGACCAGAACGCCAGTCTGAAACCGGGCCAGCGAATCACTCTGTGATTCTAGGGAGGTGAGGACAATGCTCGATTTATTTTGCGCGGACATCGTGGAATTTTACAGCAAGCCGGAAAATATCAAGGCCCTGGAAGAATACCGTAAGGCCCGCGAAAGCACCGAGAAAGGAGGTGATACCGATGATGGAACCGGAAACATGGGTAACGATGATGCACTGCAAGACTTGCCCGCATGACGGATACTGCATCCCCGATGATTGTGCGGATATCCGCAAAAAAAGAACCGTCCCTGCGCCAACAGGGAGCGGCTCCAACACAAACATCTCAAATCAATCATATCACACGAACGGAGAAAACACAATTGGAAACGTATGAACAATTCATCCGGGAAAAGGAACAAGTCTCCGAGGATTACGGCTTTGAAGTGGACCCGACAGCCCTGCCGGCAGCGCTTTTCGATTTCCAGCGCGATATCGTCCATTGGGCCTTAGCTAAGGGGCGCGCGGCTATCTTTGCTGACTGCGGCCTCGGCAAAACGCTCATGCAGCTGGCTTGGGCGGACCAGGTGCACCGGCATACGGATAAGCCGGTCCTGATCCTCGCGCCGCTGGCCGTCGCGGCTCAGACGGCGGCAGAGGGTAAGCGATTCGGCATCGAGGCTGTCGTCGTCGAACATCCGGAAGACGTCGCAGGGGGGATCAACATCACGAACTACGACAAGCTGGACCGATTCGACACGGCCGTATTTGCCGGCGTCGTCCTGGACGAATCCTCTATCCTTAAGAGCTTCACCGGCAAAGTACGGACGATGCTCATCAAGGCCTTTTCGCGGACGCCTTACCGGCTGGCCTGCACGGCAACACCGGCGCCGAACGACTACATGGAGCTCGGCAACCACTCCGAATTCCTGGGTGTCATGACAAGGACGGAAATGCTCAGCATGTTCTTTGTCCATGACGGCGGGGAAACGTCGAAATGGCGGCTCAAGGGCCACGCAGAAAATGCATTCTGGCATTGGATGGCCGGCTGGGCCGTGGTCCTCGATAACCCGGTCAGCTTAGGCTACAAGGACGAGGGCTACGCGCTGCCGGAACTCCGGATGCACGAAATCATCGTCGATGGCGATACACCGACGACGGAAAAACTGACGCTTACGCAGCGGCGCAACGCCAGGAAAGAGTCACTCGACGCACGCTGTCAGGCCGCGGCGGACCTCGTCAACAGCAGCCATGAACAATGGCTTGTATGGTGTGACCTCAACGCGGAATCCGAAAAGCTCCATGAGCTGTGCAAGATGTCGTGGCAGGTCCTCGGATCCGACAAGGCGAGCTATAAATCAAGCACGATGCTGGGCTTTTCCGTCGGCGTCCTCAAATGCCTGATCACCAAGCCGAAAATCGCCGGATTTGGCATGAACTGGCAGAATTGCCGCAACATGATATTTGTCGGGCTGTCTGACAGCTATGAACAATACTATCAAGCCGTGCGCCGCTGCTGGCGATTCGGGCAGAATCAGCCCGTCGACGTCTACATCATCATCAGCGCCAAAGAAGGCACGGTCAAGGAAAACATTGAGCGCAAAGAATCGGACGCCATCAACATGAGAAAGAAAATGGCCGAATTGACCCGGGAATCGGTCAAAGAAAATTTATCCCGGACGACGCGCATCATGAGCGTCTACAAACCGACAATGCCCATGCGATTACCTGCCTGGGCGGAAATGGAGGCAGTATGAAAAAGAAACGATTGTTTTACGTATCGCATCCGTACGGCGGCAAGCCCGAAAACGAAAAAGCCGTACAGGATATCATCGATGAAATGTCAGGACGTAGACTCCGGCCTAACAGCTTTATCTTTATGCCATTTGGCGATGACTCCGCATTCGTATCGCCGATTCACATCTTAGGCCCGCTTTACGATGCGATTCCCTACATCGACGGATTGGACTTATGCCTTAGCCTGTTAAGACGTTGCGACGGTATCATCATGTGCGGCGATTGGCAGCACTCAAGAGGCTGCATGGCCGAATATGGCTATGCAAAAGCCAGCGGCATTCCAGTGTTCTTTTTCCCAAGGGAGGCCTAACCATGGTGAACGTCTTAGATCAGTACGTATCGGACAGGGTATCCCTTTATAACGGCGACAGCGTAGAGGTCCTCAAAGGCCTGCCGGATAATTGTATCCACTACAGCATTTTTTCGCCGCCGTTCTCGTCGCTGTATACCTACTCCAACAGCGACCGTGACATGGGCAACAGCGCAAGCGATGAACAGTTTAATACACATTTCAAATTCCTGATCCGCGAATTGGCCCGTGTCATTATGCCCGGCCGGCTGGTGTCAGTGCACTGCATGGACATCCCGAAAATGAAAAGCCGCGACGGCGTCATCGGTTTGAAAGACTTCCCTGGCGAAATCATCCGCGACTTTGAAGCGGCAGGCTTTATCTACCATAGCCGTGTCGTCGTGTGGAAGGACCCGCTCGTCGAGGCGACACGGACAAAGGCCCTGGGGCTGATGCATAAACAGATCTGCAAAGACTCCAGCATGTGCCGCAACGGTCTGCCGGATTACGTCGTCACTTTCCGCAAGCCTGGCGACAATCCGGAGCCCATTCCGCATGATGACGGCCTCAAGCGCTTTTATGGCGCCGATGAGCCGGAAGGCGTAAAGACGCTGCGGCCGCAGCCGGACCCGGAACTTGTCAAAGCAAAGAAGAAATATAACACTACACCGATTTACAGCCATCAAGTATGGCGGCGCTATGCATCGCCTGTTTGGGCTGACATTCGGCAGAGCAATACGCTCAACAAGGCCGTGGCACGGGACGAAAAGGACGAACGGCATATCTGCCCGCTCCAGCTCGACCTCATCGCCCGCTGCCTGGAGCTCTGGACGAATCCTGATGACATCGTCCTGGACCCGTTCGCCGGCATCGGCAGTGTCCCTGTCGTCGCACTGCAAATGGGGCGCCGGGCCCTGGGGTTTGAATTAAAAGAATCGTACTACAAACGAATGGTGATTAATTGCAAAGAGGAGGAAAAACATGATGAAAATTAATCTTGAATTTAACGGAACCGCTGATGAAATCATGAAAGAATTCCAGGCACTCGGCTCAATTTTGAGCTCAGCAGCATTGCCCTCAGCAGCATTGCCCTCAGATGTGAAGCCAATGAATCCGGAAGCACTGAGCCCAGATTTGGGCGCAGTGGAACAGCATCCAAAAATGGATGCAGTAGAAAACGCAACTTCCGCGCCGAAAAAGGCATCTAAGGCATCGAAAAATGCCGCTTCTGCTCCGGGAGTTGCACCTTCTGCGCCGGAAAGCGCAACTATCGCGCCGGCGTCGGAACCGGTGAAAGCCGCTGATCCGGAACCTGTAAAGCCCGCCGCTCCTGAACCGCCTGCGGCTCCTATTGTGCCGACGGCACCGGCCAAGAAATACACGCTGGACGAACTGCTGGCCGCGACAGCGCCGCTGATGGATGCGGGCAAGATTGCCGAACTCCAGGCGCTGATGCAGAAATTCGGTGTACCGTCGATGATGGACATCCCGGAAGAAAAATACGGGGAGCTCGCAACTGCCCTGCGCGAATTGGGGGCGGAATTATGAGCCGACAACATGCACTCTTAAGCGCCTCGGCTTCCGCGCGCTGGCTGCAATGCACGGCAGCGCCGCAAATGGAAGCGAAATTCCCGGATGCGACGTCCGAATTTGCCCGGGAAGGCACGCTGGCGCACAGCATCGCAGAACTCAAACTGCGGGCCTATGCCGTCGAACCGATGGCCAAGTCGACATTTACGCGGCATATGAACCAGCTCAAGAAAGACGAGCTGTATCAGCCTGAAATGGATACCCACACGGAAACCTATCTGGACTACATCAAGGGCATCCTGCTGTCGTACAAAACAAAGCCCTATACCGTCGTAGAAAAGCGCGTCGACTTTAGCCAATACGTGCCGCGGGGATTCGGTACAGCCGACTGCCTGATTATGGCACCGAATGAACTCCATATCGTGGATTTCAAATACGGTAAAGGCGTCCCCGTCGACGCCAACAACAACTCACAGATGCGCCTGTATGCGCTGGGCGCGCTGAACGCGTATCAGCTCCTGTACCAATTCAAGACGGTACACATGCACATTGTGCAGCCGCGGATCAACAATTTTAGCCAGGAAACCTTAGGCGTCGACATCCTGCGGCAATGGGCGGAAGACGTCGTCAAGCCGAAAGCCCAGGAGGCCCTGAGCGCAGACGGCGGGAAATTCCATCCCGGCGAATGCTGCCGATTCTGCCGGGCAAAGGCCCAATGCAAAGCCCGCTCCGAATATTACGCGGCTATGGCTGACACGGCGCACGAAAAGCGCGATATGACGATGATCAATATGGCTGAACTCGGCCAATACCTGACCATTGCCAAGCAGCTCAAAGCCTGGGCGGAAGACTTACAGGAATACGGCCTGTCATGCGCGCTGAAAGGCCTCAACGTCCCTGGCTGGAAATGCGTAGAAGGCCGCGGCATCCGGGCCTTTACCGACACGGATGCGGCATTCAAGACACTCATCGATAACGGTATCGATGAATCAGTCCTGTATGAACGCGTACCATTGACTCTGGCCAAAACAGAAAAGGCCATCGGCAGGAAGCTTTTTGCAGAGCTCGTCGGCGATTACGTCGAAAAGAAGCCCGGCAAGCCGACGCTTGCGCTCGAATCTGACAAGCGGCCGCCGATGGACCTGACGACGAAAGCCACTGACGTATTCAAAAAGATTGATGATTAATTGGAGGAATTAAAATGGAAAATACCAGCATTGTAGTAGAAAACGTCCGTCTCAGCTATGTACACCTTTTGAAGCCCTACGGCCGTGATCCCATGGCAAAACAGAAATACTCCGTTACGATCATGCTGCCTAAGTCTGATGTGGAAGGCAAGCAGAAAGTTGACGCTGCTATCGCGGCTGCCACACGTAACGGCATCGCCAACAAATGGAATGGCACGGCTCCGGCCAAAGTACCGACACCGGTATGGGACGGCGACGGCCTGACCCAGAACGGTAATAAATTCGGCCCGGAATGCGCTGGCCATTGGGTGTTCGCGGCATCGACCCCGGCAGATAAGCCCGTCGACGTCGTAGACGGCCGTATGAACCGCATCATCGACGCTACGCAGGTATACAGCGGCATATATGCCAATGTGTGCGTTAATTTCTTTGCGTACAACTATCAGGGCAAGAAGGGCATTGGCTGCGGCCTCGGCCCGGTCCAGAAGGTCCGCGACGGTGAACCCCTCGGCGGGTCCGCGCCGACGGCGAAATCCGTATTCCATGCCATTCAGGAACCGGCGGCACCGTCTGCACCTGCGGTCAATCCGCTGACTGGACAGCCGATGTAATGCAATCCCAGGCGCGTGGACTTCCGCGCGCCTATTTTTCTCTATAGGAGTGAATCCTGATGAAGCACAAACATCTATCCATCGACATCGAAACATTCTCAGATGTCGATATCGGGAAATGCGGGCTGTTTAAATACGTCGATACAGATGCCTTTGAAATCATGCTGTTTGCGTACTCATACGACTTTGGCCCAGTCCACGTCGTCGACATGACGAAAGGCGAAATCATCCCGGCAGAAGTCTTGCAGGACCTCGCAGATCCCGGCGTTATCAAGCACGCGTACAACGCGGCTTTTGAAATTACCTGCTTAAACCGTGCCGGATATCGGACGCCGCCGGATCAATGGCGGTGCACGATGCTCCATGGCCTGTACCTCGGCTATCCTGCCGGACTGGCTAATTTGGGCAAAGCCCTCGGGCTGCCGGAAGATAAGCGCAAAATGGCGGCCGGCAAGGCGCTGATCCGCTACTTCTGCGTACCATGCAAAGCGACAAAGAAAAACGGCGGACGGCATCGCAACCGGCCCATGCATGACCCGGACAAATGGAAAACCTTTAAAGCCTACAATGCGCAGGACGTCGTTACAGAAATGGCCGACTATCAGCGGCTTATGGCCTATCCGGTCCCAGATTGGGTACAGGAAGACTGGGTCATCGACTACGAGCTTAACCGACGGGGCATCCAAGTCGACATGGACCTGGTCAAAGGGGCCATTGCCATTGACGGCGAATACCGCCGCTCCCTCATCGAGAGGGCCGTACAGATTACAGGCCTGCGGAATCCCAACAGCCGAAACCAGCTGCTGGAATGGCTCAACGCGAACACGGACTTAGAGCTGGAAAAGCTGACCAAAGAAACCGTCGCAGAATCGCTGCAGGTAGCCAGCGGGGATGCGGAAGAAGTCCTGCGGATCCGCAAGAATTTATCAAAGTCCAGTGTCACGAAATACCAGGCCATGGACCGCGCTGTCTGCTCGGACGGGCGTATCCGCGGTGTCCTGCAATTCTACGGCGCAAACCGCACAGGCCGATGGGCGGGCCGTCTGGTCCAGGTGCAAAACCTGCCGCACGACATCCCGCAGGCTATCGACACGGCGCGGCATCTGGTCAAAGCGAAAAAACGCCGCGGCCTGGAACTGATGTATGGCGACGTGGCCAGCACCCTGTCCCAGCTTATCCGCACGGCGTTCATCGCACCGGAAGACGCGATGCTTTGTGTGTCGGACTTCTCGGCCATTGAGGCGCGCGTGCTGTCCTGGCTGGCCGGGGAGAAATGGCGCATGGACGTTTTCGCCAACAACGGCGACATCTACTGCGCCTCGGCCAGCTCGATGTTCGGCGTACCCGTCGTCAAGCATGGCATCAATGGCCATCTCCGGCAAAAGGGGAAAGTCGCTGAACTGGCCCTTGGCTACCAGGGCGGCCCGAATGCGCTCATCTCGATGGGCGCGCTCAAGATGGGCCTAACAGAAGAGGAGCTGCCGGACATCGTCCGCCGTTGGCGGTCCTCGAATCCACGGATTCAGGATTTCTGGTATTCCGTCGATGGGGCGGCCATGTCGGTCATGCAAAACGCGCAGCCTGTAGGACTGCCGCACGGCATCATTTTCAGCCGGGAATGTAATTTGCTGTACGGCTATGACTACTTGACGATTACCCTGCCCAGCGGCCGCCGGCTCTTCTATCCGCAGCCGTACGTAGGAGAAAACCAATTCGGGCGCCCGGCGATACACTACAAGACACAACTGGGCGCAAGCTGGACGTATACGTCGACCTACGGCGGTAAGCTCGTCGAAAACGTCACGCAGGCCATCGCCCGGGACTGCTTGGCCCTGGCCCTCAAGCGGCTGGTGCAGCACGGCTACAAGCCGCTCATGCACATCCATGACGAGGTAGTCTTAGAGGTCCCGAAAGACCAATTGCACGACGACGAAATCGACCGAATCAACGCGATTATGTGCGAACCGATCCCATGGGCGCCGGGGCTGATCCTCAACGCCGATGGATTCATTAGCCCATATTACAAGAAGGACTAGAAAGGATGAGATTTATGGCTAAATTTTATACGCCTGAATTTGATAAGGCCGCTACACATGTACACATTAATCTTGATCGAGTAACGTATTTTACAACTACCGAACTCGATAACGGTACATGTGATGTTAATTTTTACTTTGGCTCAAAGTCTCCTCGTAGCGGCCCGCCAACAATTAAA